AAGGCACCCGGCGTATCTTCCGTCCCCACCACAAACTGCCGCACCGCTTCAAAGGCGCGCGTGATGCCAGCGCCGATCTGCTGCGCCCATTCATCCAGCCGGCCTTCGGTGCGCATGCGCTCAATCCAGGCCAGGATGTCTCTCAATTGCTGCTTGAGGAATTCAAAAGGGCCACTTTCGGCAACCTGCCGCGCGAAGTTGGACCAGGCGTCGCCAAGGTTGGACAGCATGCCATCCCAGCTATCGGCCAGCCGGTTCATCCCGCCACCGGCAATGCCGCGCCAGGCGCGCGCGGTGGCTGCGACAATGGCCGCGCGATTGTTCTTGTCAATCGTCGCGCGCATCTGCTTCCCGGCTTCTTCCCAGGTCATCACGATCTGATTGCCTTCGGTGCGCGCTTGCAGGCCGAAGCGTTCAATCGGATCCATTTCACCACGGCTGGCGGCGGCCATGGCGGTCATGGCGTCATTCAGGCTGGTGCCAAACACCGAAGCGGCATCACCAGCGGCCTTCAGCGCATCATCCGCCGCCGCACCACGAATGCCGAGTGTTTGCAGCGCGACACCGGCGCGCACCACTTCTGCCACATTGAAGGGCGTGCGGCTGGCAAATTCAGTCAGTTCATTCAGCCGGGTTTGCGCGGCCTCCGCGCTGCCCATCACTGTCTCAAGCGTCAGGCGGTAGCGTTCAAAATCCGCCGCGCCCCGCACGAATTGCTGATTAAACAAAAACGCACCACCCGCGCCAATAATGCCAAGCCGCGCGGTCAAGCCCGCCACTGCCCCCGCCGCATCGCGCGCGCGCCCGGCCACATTGCCCAGCGCACCGGCCAGCACGGAAGCACCACTCACATTCGAAAGCCGCTGCGCCGCCTGCCCCACGGCCAGCATGCCCGCCGCAATGCCACCAAGCCGCGCCTGCAACGCCGCCAAGGGCTGCGAAGCGCGGTCAATGGCTTCAACCAGGATGGATAGTCGGAGGGAACCCGACATTTATCTGCTTACCTCGCGGCCATGCGGCGGTTCCATTCCACCGCCCGTTTTGTCAGGAACCGAAGTTCGGCGGCAGTCCAGCGCTGCCACCCGCCAGCGAGCCCGAAGGTGCCGAAGACAAGCTCGCAGCATTCTGGCCAGTCGCCTGGCCACGCTGCAAAAAACTCGTCGCGACCTCGGAAATCTGGAAGAAATCATCAATGGACAGATCATCCACCTGCGCCCGCGTCAGGCCAGCGCAGCGCGCGGCCAGCGCCAAAATCATGGAACCCGTGCCACCGGCACCGCCCGCATCCATGGCCGCGGCCATATCGCCGGCGCGCGGTTCGCGGAAGTCAATCTCCGCAATGCGGTGCACTTCCTGCCCGGTTTCCGCGTTACGCAGAATGATCGGATCGCGCAGCGTGATCTTGATGGATTGGCGCATTACAGCACTTCCTCAGCCGAAGGCCCTGAGAATTTGAGCGTGATATTCCCGCCTTCGCCATCCTTCATCGTCGGCGTATCCGTCAGGAAGGCGTCGTTGATCACGTAGCGCTGGCCCGTGTCGCATTCGAAAATCACGGTCACGCCCGCCATTCTGCGGAAGGTTTCCAGCGACATGCCGCTGCGCAGGCTGGTTTCGCATTCGACCATGGCGGGCACGCTTTCTTCCGCCCAGCCAACCACGCGGCCAACCGTGACGGGGTTGCGCTTGGTGCCACCCACATCCAGGCTGGCGCCCTTCGCGGTTTCGATCACCTGCCCATTGGCGCGAATGGTCGCGCGGCCCAGGAATTGCGGCATGTCCCGTTCTCCTCAAATTACAGCAGGAATTCGATTTGCGCGGCAAGCACGCGGAATTGGTTCACCAGGTCGGGCGGCAGAAGCGCATCCACGCGGTTCGGGTCGCTTTCAGACCGGCGCACGATGATGTCCTGCTTGAATTGATCCACGCCTTCCACCAGGCCAGCCGCTTCCCATTGCTTGAAGCGCGCGACAATTTCGGCGCGGAGCGTGCCGGGTGTGACCACATTCTGCCCGCGCGCGAAGGCCGTGCCATCATTCGCCAGCTTATGGCGCGGAAAGCGCAGCGCGATCATGGTGCGCAGATCGTAGCGGATGTAGGACAAGGTCTTCACCGTCTCCACATCCAGATAGCTGATATCCTCAGCCCCGCTGGGTGCGGTCTGATAGGTGGTGACAACGCGCTCCACGAACACCTGGCCGGCGTCATTCACGCGGAAGGTGGAAATGCCATCGCGCAGCAGCAGATCGCGTTCGGTGAAGGTGAAGCGCTGGCTAACCAGCGGCGCCACCACCGTCGGCAACTGCAAGGTCTGGACGGGCCGCGCCGGGTCAATCGCCAGCGCGGGGACGCAGATGCTGGCAAGCTGCGCTGCCCATTCCCAAGGCGGCGTCGGCGATCCGCGCATGCCAATGATGCTGACATTCGGCGAATTGCGCCCCGCGCCATAGGTCGTCAGCGTGCCATGCGCGCCGGAAAGCCCGGCCCAGCCATGGCCATCACGCTGCACCAGCGGGCCCCAATTGGTGGCCATGCGGGTTTCCAGCGCGGCCATATTGGTCGCGTCCGTCCAGGGTGTCACGAAATCCGTGAACCAGGTCTCCGCCACCGCATCCAAGGCCGTGGTCACCACAGGGTTTTGCGTGCCACTTGCCATGGCCACAATGGTCAGGCCGGTGCCAGCGGGCAGCACATCCGTCGCCAGGAAGGAATGGCGCACGTCAATCGCATTGCCGATTTCACCGCGATGCCGCGCCGTCAGTGTCACCACCGCCGATGCCACCGTGGCGGTCACGGGCAGATCAAGTGCCGCCGTGATGGCCGCGCCGATCGCGGTGGCGATGGCCGTGGCAGCAGTGCCAGACGCGACAGATACTTCAATCCGCCGCCCGCCGATCATCAGCGCAATCACGCCGGCAGCGGTGGATGGGCCGGTGACCGTGATGGTGCCGGTGGCCTGCACGCCACCGCCCACATCATCCATGGCGATGCCCCAGACTTCGACCAGCGAAAGATTGGCAAACCAGGCTTCAAACATATGGGCAAGGTTGCTGCCCCGCCCGAAATAGGTGCGCGCCTGCGCTGCATCAATCACGCGGATCGGCACGCCCTGGGCAATGGTGCCAGCCGTCAGGCGCTGGCCCATGATCAGCACGCGGGCTGGCCAATCATTCAACCCGCGTAGCGCGCGGCTATTGTCGAATTCCACGTAGCTGCCCGGAACGCGAATGCTGTTCGGGATGTTATTGAAACTGATCGAACCGGACATCGGTTACTCCTTCTCGCCACTGCGGCGCTTGGATGGCTGGGCCAGGACAACATCGCCATCAGCGATGCGCCGGCGCCAATATTCGGTATCCGGCACCTCGGCCCCTTCGGGCGGCAGGTGGCGCGGCATGGGCGCGCGCGCTTCCGGGTTGGCGACCAACAGGTCAGGATGGGCGGGCTTGACGAACATGAGGGCGCCTCAATTCGTTGGAAGGGTGACGCGCACCACGGCATCGGCGCGACTGGCGCCGGTGGTGGGTGCGGGCGGGGGCTTGGCGACATTGCCGAAGGGCGGAATGTCTTGGTCCGCATGGAAGGTGATGAAGTTATCCAGCGTGACAGGCGGCGCGCCGGTGGCATCACCAGCATCATTCTGCGGCACACCCCAGGCATCCTGGATTTGCACCGGCACATCGCAGACCAGGCCATAGACGGTGATGCCGTTTTTTTCGAAGGCGGTGGCGTAAAGGTTTTCGCAGCTCTGCACTTCAATCGGGCCAGCCGCACCGGCTGGCACCCAGCGATCCAATGTCGCGGCGGCCAGCACGGCCATCTCGTAAGCGCCAATGGTCGCTTCATCACCACGCCGGCGCGCGCGTTCGCCGCTGGCATTGGCGGCCACCAAATAGGCGCCGAAGGTGGTATTGACGGAACCGGGCAGGCGCGCACTGCGCTGCCAGCCCAGGAAAGCCACGTAGATCGCGGGCGCCATGGAAAGAATGCGCAGCAGCTCATCCGCGTCAAATTTTGCGGGCTTGTGGTCCACCTCGCGCAGGCGGCCATCAAAGGCTTCGCGCAGGCGGCAGATAATCGCGTCTTCCAGCGCGCCGATCATAGCGGCCCGCCCCAGCGATAATGCGCCAGATCGCCTTCCAGCACGCCGGGGCTGCCCTTCTTGAAGCGCACCGCGGTCGTGTCTTCGGCGGGCTCTGCACCACTGGCATCAATGCCAAGGTCGGCCTTCCCGCCAGCGATGTCTTTCAAAAAAGCGATGGCTTGGTCCCGATCCCGCAACACCTGATCGGTCGGCTGGCGGTCCCCGCCCAAATGCAATTCATGCCGCGCGATGGCCGCCGATAGCTTGACCAAAAGCCGAGGCACCACGGAAAGCGGCAGCGTGTAGCGCGGGCGGAGATAGCCATCCACGATATCGCCCGCGTCATCACAAGCGCGCTGCACCCGCGCAGTATCGACCTGGCCGAGCAGCGATGGCGCAAGCTGCGCCACCTCATTCTGGCCGAAGCGGTCAATCAAATCCTGCGGGGCGCAGTAAGCGGTCACGGATTATTCCTTGGCCTTGCCCTGCTTGGCGGCCTTGCCGGTGGAAGATGCGCCGGCGGCCCCATCCCCATCAGCCGCCGGCGCTTCCTCAACCTCATCATCCACCGCGCCCAGGGCGACGAGGCTGGGGACCAATTCGCGGCGGATTTCCGCCACGGCACCTTCTTCGATCCGCACGCCATCAACATCCAGATTGCGCAGCGCGCGGATTTTCTGCGTGCCTGCCATGATCAGCCCACCGCGTTTTCAAAGTAATAGCCGGAAGCGGCAGCGGAAATCACTTCCTTGACGCTTTCACCCACCCGCACAATCGTCGAACCGCGCAGACCCAACTTGGGTTCGTCCATCGTGCCCGCGATGCGATCACCAAACTCAGCGGTGAAACCGAAAGTCGGCTGATCCGCATCCGCCGCATCCTGCGAAACGAACAGCGCCGCGGCATGCTTGCCCCAAACGCGGGACATGGTGGGCGTTTGGCCCTTCCGCGCCGTGTTGACGAAGCTTGCGCCAACGATCACTTCGCGCACTTCAAAGAAGGCCGCGACCTGTTCGCGCGTGACGGCACCGGCATTGACCTGGTTGCCCAAAATGGCCGTCACCATGCGCGGGTGCTGGCGCAGCTTGGACCAGGTCGCTTGGCCAAAGGTCAGCACATTCGGCCGGAAGATCGGGATATCCAAAGCAGCCAGGATGGCGTCCACCGGATTGGAATTGGTGAAATCAGACCATTGGCTGGTGCCAGAAAGCGTAGCGCGGTTCGCAGCCGGATAAGTCGCGGGATTGAACACCAGGCCCGCCACGCGGATTTCGCGGTCCAGCAAGACAAGGCCGGTCAGCAAAGACGTGGACTTCGCCATGGGCGATACGGGGCCACCAGAAGCCGGCTTCGACATCTGTTCCCAAGCGATCACTTCCTCATTCGGCAGAACGTCATCCAGGCCGAAGTCAACACATTCGTCCTGGACCTCGGTGCCACCGAAATCAACCTGTGTCGGCGCCCCGCGCCGCGCCACCCGAGTATTCGGGACCGTGTAGGCGTCAGCGAGTGGGTAGACCGTGTATTTGAATTTCTTTCCAGTCTTGCCGATGCGCGGCATCACGCGGTCAGCGATAAGATCGATATCGCGGTTCTGATAGCCAATCGCGATGGCGGTCAGAGTTGGATTTACCGGGAAGGCGGTGGTTGCCATTTCTATGTTCCTTCAGATCAGCCCTGGACCGAGCCAGGGCTCAGCAGGACGCGAATTTGATCGCCGGCGGCCACAGCCGCATCCAGCGCGATACCGATGTGGCGGTTGTTGACGCCGGCGGCAGGCGCGGCGGCGACACCACGGCCCACGCTGTCTGTGGTGACCAGCGAACCAATGCTGATGGCGGCACCAGCCTCAACCCAGGCGATGCCCTGCACCATAACTTCCACACGCTCATTGGCCGCAATCGTCAGATCGGTATTCACACCGATCAGCGCATTGGCCACGGCGGCGGCCTGTTCCACTGTGTCGGCGGAAGCCAGCCGCACAATGCGATATGGGGCGATGGCGGCAGCAGCGGTGAACGCTTTAGCCAGAATTAGGTTGCTCACGCAGCACTCCTTTTCGTGATGTGCTCAACGGCGGCTGCCATTGAAATGGTTTGGCCCGCCGCCTCACGTTCGGCCTGATAGGCCTTGGCGGCATTCGCGATGGCCACCGGATCATCCGCGGCGAATTCAAGCTTGCCGGCGGGCGCCAGTTCCGCGAATTCAACGCGGGCAGGCAGTGCGGCCAGCACGGCGCGGAAGGCATCCAACGGCGCTTCGCGCACGGTGGCGTCGCCTTCGGTGAAGGAAACCTCACCAGTCGCGGGCAGGCTCGCGGCAAAGGCCAGGATGCGCGGCACCACGCCTTGCGGGATGCGCGCTTCGGTCACCAGCTTTTGGGTAAAGGCGGCCATTTCAGCATTGCGCCGCGCGGCTTCCGCTTCAGCAAAGGCAGCTTCGCGGGCCTGCAATTCACGCTCACGCGCTTCAAGCGCGGCGACACGATCCGCATCATCCGGTTTTTCAGTCGGCACTGTCACAGTCTCCTGTTGCTTGTCTTCGGCAAAGGCGGGCGGCGGAACCTGGGCCGCGGCGCGGGCCGCATCGGCCTCGCCCTGCATGCGCGCGGCTTCATCCGTCATGCGTTGCACGGTCTGCGCCGGCAGCATTTTCTCTGCGGTTTCCAAACCTTCCTTGGATACGATCCAATCGCGGATGCCACGGAACAGCCCGCCAACATCGGCCAGCAGCCAGGAAAGGCGCCAACCGCTCACCGCGCCATCGGCGGCGAATTCAAGGGTGATCACATCCGCATCATCCGCCGCGAAGGCCACATCGCGCAGGCCTTTCACCGCTGGCGCAGCAGCACCCAGAAAGCCGACATGCTTCAGATAAAAGGCGCCGGGCTTCGGATTGGATGGATGGGTCGGCGTGTAGAAGCTGGCAGAAATCTTCTTGAAGCGGCCCGCCTGCACCATTTCAGCGAAGGCCGGTTCCACCTGATGCGGTTCCGCGACCAGGTCGCCACCATCGGCACGCAGCGCACGCACCCAGCCATAGGCCGGCGCATCGGTCGTCGGGTGGCCCACCACAAGCGGCGCTTCACCAAAGGCGGGATCATAGGCAGCGGCAGTCGCGGCCAGATCGACCTCACGGAATTCGATGGCACCACCCTGCATGGGCTGGTGGATGCCGGCACGGAAAATATGGAGCTGCTTCATCACCGCCGTAATGGCAGTGCTAGCCCGGTAATTTTATGCGGACAGCCGTCCGCACGGCCCTAATCCTCGCGCGCGCGTGGTGCGCATCCGGGATGGCCGCGATTAAGAGCGAATAAGAGCCCTAAGAGCGGGGTCAGGCGCCTTCAAAAGACCGTGACGCCCGGATGCTGCGCCCTGGCGGCCTTGGCGCCTGTAGCGCGCCCGCACGCGGTTCGTCACGCGCCACGCATCGCGCGCCGCGCGTGGTCCTGAAAGATCGCCATGATCTCGGCGCGGTCCGCATCTGATACACCAAGCCAGGGCCGCGCCGGGATGCTGACGCTCCGCGCAAAGACACGCGTGCGCCCAAGCCGGAAGGCCAGGCGCCCACCGGATTTCGGGCGGATGGTGCCGCCGAATTGATGCAGGCTGGCGTAAATCACATTCGTCCCGACCACCACGCGGTTGCCATCCGCGCGCCGCGTCAGGCTGCCCAGCAGCCGCCCGGTCTCGCGCAGCATCGAACCGCCGCGCTTCGCCGCCGCATAGCCGGGGTTCAGCTTTGGCCAGGCCACGCCATCCGGTGACTGTTCCGCCGCCGCGCGTTCCTGGGTGGATAGGATCAGCGCTTCGCCGATCTCGGCCATCGCAGCTTGTGGGCGGCGCATCAGTGCGCCCAGGCCCGCCACCGCATCGCGGAATTCGGCGGTGTTGATGGTGATGCGCACGCCGCTCATGGTGTCTCTCCCAGCTGCCGCTGATAGACCAGCGCGCCTGATCGCTGTTTCTCAAGATAGGCGGTCGCGCGCGCCGCCAGCAGCGCCGCGCCGAACCAGCCGGCATCCGTCCATTCCAACACCGCCAGGCCCGCCGCCGCGCCAGCAAAGCGGCGCAGGTAGCGCCGGCGCAGCCGCAGATTACCATCCGGCGTCTCCGCCCAATCCACCCAAATCTCATCCGGGTCTTTGAGCGCTTCGGCCAGCTGCGCCAGCTGCTGCACCCGCCGCGCATTGCGCGCCACCTCACCATCCGCATTCAGGAACAGATCGCGGCTGATCACCACACGCGTGCCGGATGCATCGCGGAACACGGCGGGGCGGTCGCGCGTCGCGCCAAACTCACCCAGGAAAGCGTCAATCGCCGCATTGGCATCACCGCCTGCCGGCGCTGGCGCGGCGCTGGAAGGCCGTGCGGGCGGCATGGCGGGCAGATCATCCGGGCGCTGGCCAGAAGGCCGCAGCCCGCCACCACGATAGGGCTGCAAGGGTTCTGCCAGCGGTTGCGGCACCACGCCCTGCGTCCAGCTTGCGCCGACATTATAATCCCACCCCGGATCAATGCCGGCAGGCAGCGCGGAAATCTCCCCGGTCATCGGATCGCGGTATGGCCTGGTCCCCGCAGGCGGCGCTTCATCCGGGCCTTCTTTGCCCGCACGCGCCAGGTCGCGCGGGCCGAGGCTTTGCACGTAGCACCCGCACCCCCAGCCATTCGGCGGGAAGTGGCTTTTCCAAAATGGATCATCGGCGCGCAGCACCAGGCCATCCCAGGCCTTGTGTTGGGGGCGCGCATCACGCTTGCCGGAATGGCGGTAGCGCCAGAAGGGCCGCGCGGCCAACACGTCCGGGTCCGTCATTTGCGCGTACCGCCCAGCGGCATAGGCGGTGCGCATATTCGTCTCGTAGATCACGCGCGTGCGCCAGCCGACATAGCCAGGCCCGCGATCGGCCCAGCCGAGCTCCGTCAGCAGCGGGGCGATATCGCGGCGGAATTCATCGAGCGTCGTGCCCTGCGCAATCGCCTTATCCATGGCGCGGCGGATATCGGCCAGCATTTCATCCGCCTGCACACCCGCCACTGACCAGGCGCGCGCATGGGCACCGTGGCGCAGATCATCCCAGGCACGCGTCGGCACATTCACCTTCCCCCGGAAGAAGCGGATGGCTTCTTCGGGCGGCAGGTTCAGCGCATCAATACTGCCACTCATGACGCAGTCGTGGCTTCATCCCGCGCATCGCTGCGCCCGGCGAGGTGGCCGACAATGAGCGCGGGCGTCAGTTCTTCCACCAGGCGCCCGATGGGCATCACGGCGGAAAGGCGCAAGAAGCGGGTTTCAAGATCGGCGAAATCCACCGCCGCTTCAACCTCATTGCGTATCGCAGCCAGCATCGCGGCCTGGGCAGACCCGCCGCGGCGCGCCAATTGATCCGCCAGCGCTTCCGGAATGGTCGCGGGGTCCACCGCTTCGGCAAAGGCAGGCGGCGGCGCGGCGCTGGGGCTGCCGCCAGCAATGCGCTGATAGCCCTCCCCATAGCGTTCACGCACCAGGTCTTCACTCGGCACATAGCCAATCGCGAACAGCTTTTCATCGAGCGTCGCATCGGCCAGCAGATCAGGTTCTTCCGGCGCCTTCCGCCACACACTCGGCATCGCGGCGCCCGGCAGATTGAGGTCAACAATCCACCTGAGCAGGCTCTCATTCAGTTCTTCGGACAGCATATCCGCATCGGCATCGGCCAATTCGGTGCGGACATCATTATGGGTTTCGCTGGCAGCGCGCGCGCCATTCTGGCCCATTTCGGTCGTGAGTGTTTCGCCCAGCACGATCTTGCTGATCTCGGCATTCATGGTCTGCACCAATTCCTTGTGCAGGTCCGCCGTGCCGGATTTGGACACTTCCAGCATCTTGATCAGCGTGCCGGATGGCACCGCCACACCGGCGCCGCGCGCGATGCCCTGGATCATCGTCACCAGCCGGTCAACATCACCATCCGATGTGCCCTGCGGGTATTCGGCATAGACGAAGGGCTGGCCATGCTTTTGGATCAGATCATTCCACAACGCCACGCCGTTCCGCTTGAAAAACACGGGCCAAAACAAATCATGCCCCAACCCACGGCCATAGGCGTCTTCATTCTCCTCCGCCCAATACCGCACCACGATGAATTTGCGGTCCGGCACGGCAATGCCCTGGGTGCGGGCTTCGCGCGTCAGCAGCCGCAGCTTGCCATCCAGGTCAAAGGCAAAGCGGCGCGGGTTCCGAACGCGGATATCGGCAGGCACAATCCAGGTGCGGCGCGTGCCATTCACTTCAATCTCGGCCGCTTCCCACATGATTTCGGCAACCGAAATCCCGGTCAGCACGGCGGTCAGCAGGCCACGGCAGGCGCGGTCAAAGCGGATGCGCTTCAAGGCGGCATTGACCAGTTCCGCCGCCAGC